TGATACCTTTCTATTCTCTTCAATTTTATTTTTAAGATACTCAGTATCTTCTAATTTCTTATCAGGAATAACAGTAATGAAAGGTTGAGATAAATCAAGATTAGCAGTGCTTTGTTCGGATAAAACTAAACCAAGTCCAGCAGCCATACCTTCCAAACATACGAATGGATGTGCTTCTCCAGAACTTAGTAGTATCATATTAGCATAAGCCGTCAGATTGTCCATAATATCTTGCTTACTCTGCTCACCAAAGTAACAAGGATCTGTCGTATCAAAAGATGGATCTGCATTGTTACCAATGAAATCAATATTCAAACCTTTCTTCTGTAAAAATGCTTGTCTCTTTCTTGGTTCTAGTTTACCGACAACAACAGATCTATCTGGATGTAATGCTTCATCATCTATAGTGTAAGCATCAGTATCAATAGCACAAGGAAGCACTGATACATTTGTACTATCAATACCTCTTCTCACAAATTCTTTTTTTATTCTATCAGATAATGATACTATATGACTCTGAGAGTTCTTGAGTAAATCATATAAAAATACATACTGAGGTTCTGGATTCTCTAGGTATGGATAATGGCTTGTGACCATTTTCTTTTTACAATTTAAGTGAGGCATTACAGTTGAGTAATGATCATAATGTAAATGAACAGCATCAAAATTTCCTGAGTTGACTCTACGTACAATATCATGCAAATCCTTTGTATTAATAATTACAACCTCATCACCAATCTTCTTTAACTGATTATTATAATTCCATATAAGATGTTCAACACCACCCCATCCAGTAGGAGGAATGGGCATGATTCCAGGCCCAATCAATGCTATTTTCATTCTACAAATCCTAGTTCCTGTATGAATTCATAATCTTTATGCATGTTAGCATGATTTTCAAATGGTAAAAAGAGTTCGGGATTATTTTTATACACATAAGCCATAGCAATCTGTTCATTGTTAACTAAATTATTACCAACCATTTTATTTTCAAATACATCATGGATTAGTTCAGCAAATTTTAGCATTGGTTCTTTATAACCACCCCACAGTCCAGCCATAACCCAACTTCTATTATCCCAAAGATAATCTTCACCACAACTATCAGAATAAACTAAATCAGGATAGTAAGACATTGATGTTTGAATGATTGCTTTATCTGGATTAGCATTTATTGCTGCTAGTCCTTGTGGAGATGGGTATGGTTTATCTAAATCAGTTTCATAAAATAACCTAGACAACCCTGCATCCATCCATAGAAAAATATCAGTATCAAAATGATTTTCTTCTATAGCTCTTTTAACCCATTGAAACTTAGAAAAAATTACAAGAGGATATAGGGGATTCCTACATTCTAATCTCTCTGGATCATCAATCTTATCCTTATATTTTTTTGAGTTAAGAATCTTATTTACTTTTTGATACAGATAGAAGTAAGGTATTTCATCTATCTCATGAGTTATAATTTTAGTAGGTCTATCTGCTCTAAACTCTTCAACAAATTTCTTTGAAGAAGGATCTACATAGACAACCATGGGTGAAGGTATGCGTAGAGTATTTGCAAACCAATTGATATACTCTTCCCATTTTCTTCCATCTCCTTTTTCTTCATCCTCTCTATCAATATCATAGAGGGCAGTAACTAAAGTAGCAGTCATAATTTAGTATAGTTGTGAGGGTCTTCGCCATTGTTGCCAACTAGCGGTATCAGTATAAGTAAGTCCTTCTTCACAGTAATCGCAAAGATCGGCTCCTTCTTTTCTAATTCTTTTTACAGTTTCAGAAGCTTCATATTCATCCCAAGTATTCTCTACAAGATTACCTAAGACTTCATCAAGTCCATAGTCTTGACAACAAAGGGATAATGATCCATCAGGTAATAAAACATTCTGATATACTCTAGAACAATTACCTCTAATATTTTCCTCAGGTGGAACCTTATCTTTTTTCTCTAATAATATATTCATTGCTCTACTATTAACTTGACGTATACCAACATAGAAATGATTTGTTAAGTCAGCAAGTTCTGGATGAAGATCTCCTAGACAATGGAAGTCAAGTTTATATTGACCCCATCCATTACCAGGATTCTGTATAAGGAAATTCAACATATCATAATACTCTTCACTAAGAGCCTTAATCTTTCTTCCTTCGTGCTCATATGTTTCTACTGGAATCTTTACTCCAATCATTTCATCAAATGAACATGAAGGTAAGTGTATATGTAATTCTCTATAATTAATATCTTTAATTTTCATCCAATCTTCTTTTTTTAATCCAACTAAAGTTGTATTTAAAAGAATACTATACCCTCTTTCAGCAGCATGTAATATCATATCAGCAGTATCTGGAGCAAGGAATGGTTCCACATATCCAGTAAAATTTAATCCAACATGTAATGGTATAGTACTAAGACATTTTTTAAATGTCTCTAAGGTCATGATAGTATCTTTATCAGCACCTATTCTCTCTCTATATCTTTTAATTAAAGTTGATTGAGGACAATACTCACATACATTCGAGCACCCAATTCTAGGTGTAATCTCTATGTTATGTTTTAGATTCATTCTTCTATTCTCTCCAGAATAACTTCTTTACCGATTCTATTATACTGAAGATAATCTACACCATTATAAATGGGGTCTTCATCAATTTGATAGTTAGTCCAATCACCAAAGTAAGGACGATTAACATCAATGATTCCTGCAATAGCATCTATAGAAGATCCTACATCAAGAAACACTGCATCAGTATACTTCTTCAGCCTATGTAGTAGACCAGACTTAACATGTCCTATACCTACTAGGAATATTTTAGAAGTAGAATTTTTAAGTTGTTCACCAACCATTTTTTCTGTTGCATCAAGATCATCACAAGCAAACTTCTGAGGAATAGTAATGTAGTCTTCAAACTTTTCAATACCCAAATAATCTTGATACTGTTCTGCTTCTAAAATATTTTCAATAATATTTAATTTAGTATTAGCACCAAGTAAACCTATCTTTCCTGCAAAAGTTTCTAGTAACCATTTGTTAGCAACTAGACCATACCCATACTCTGCAGGGTAATCAATCTTCCTAGCAATTACTTCTTTGAAATTAGCCATGTTCTCTGGATATATTTCACAAGTATAGTAATCACATAATTGTGCACCTCTTACAAATGCTTCATGATCTATTTCTTCATAAGGTTTTCCTAAAGCCCTCTTACCAGGTGTTGCACTCCCAACAGATTTTTTCTGTAAGAAATAATAATCTCCATCACCAAATTTATAAAACGTTTTACTCTCACCCTTATCTACAAGATCAACTAAGAGAGATTTAAACTCTTCTAATTTTTCTTGGAATTTTGGAAACGCAGTTTTATCACCAAAACAATAATGGGAATCTAAATTTTCAGATCCCTCAATTTTATACATGCTTAGATACATAGTTACTCCCAGAACCTCCACCAAGGTTTTTCTATTTCTACAGGTTGTGCTTTTTCTTCAAAATATTTCAAGACCCAATATACAACGTAATCAATATCCTCATCATTCATACCAGGATGACATGGTAAACTAATTAGTTTTTTCCATTCTACATTTGCTACAGGATAATCACGTTGATTCATATCCTTAACAACATTATATAAATGGAGTGGTTTGAAATGCACACTAGTATGTATCTTCTTATCAGCAAGGTAATCTATAAGATCATCACGCACTTCTGGATCTACTTTAGCACAGTAATACTGAACAGTTTCACTATGTGGAGGTGCTTGAATAACATCACCTAACTCTTCATTATATCTCTTCTGTACGTGTCTTCTCCATTCTAAATTCTTAGGCAACTTTTTCATTTGCTCCAAACAAATTGCTGCTTGAAGATCAATCATATAACACTTATAACCTAATAGGTCTACTTCATAATCCCAAGAATAGCCAGGCTTTCCTGTTAGACCATCATCTTTTTTAACTCTAGAATATGTACTAGTAATTCCTAACCAAGTCATAGGAACTAACTTATCATATAACTCTTTATCATTTGTAGTAATCATACCACCATCACCACAAGGCATTGTTTTAACTGCTTGGAAAGACCAGACAGCAACATCACCCTTTGTACCTGCACCTTCTGTATAACAACTGTGTGCACAATCTTCTATAATTAATCCATCATAAAACTTACGGATCTCATCTATAGGAGCAGGAACACCTGCCTGATTTACAGCAATGATTGCTTTAGTATTAGGTTTTAAACTTTTCCTTACATCCTCTGGATCTAAACACATTGTAACTGGATCTACATCTACAATATTAGATGTACAATTATTCCATAAAGGAACAACAGCAGTAGTCATAAAAGATATAGTAGGATTAATAATATCACAATCTTTAATTCCAAGTGCTTTCAAAACTAAGTCTTGTCCACTGGTAGCACTATTAACTGCTACAGCATACTTAGCACCTACCATCTCAGCAAACTCTTTTTCAAACTGAGCAACCTTAGGGCCTTTACCCCACCAACCACTTTCAATTGATTCTCTAATAGCATTTACTTCTTCGTCTCCACCAACTGGACGAAGAACAGGTAACATGGTGTCTCTAATTTCCATTTTAATTTAACTTATAAAGATTATGATCTGTATCATTATTTACTGTGCCTAAAATTTCATACTTTTCAGTCATCTTAGGTAGGCCTAATTGATTCCATTTAGGTTCACTTAATATAGCACAGTTTGTAACTTTTGGCAAAACAGTAAACATTTGTTCAACCTCCTCAGGAACATGATCATTTCCATGAAAGAAATTTAAGATTGAAACACATTCAAAAACTGGTCGATCAAAGTGACCAAAGAAATCTATAAAGGTTCTAAAGTTTCCAATGTATCCATATTTCTGCTCACCATAATGATGTTCAAAAGCAACATCAGATGTTCTCACACAATCTTCTCTAGGATCTACACCTACAGAAAATATATCATTCTTATTACATAGGAAAGAGAAATGATTATTAGCACATCCCATATCTAAATTAGATTTGATATTGTTCTTCTTAAAAAGATCAATTACTTCCATCCAAAAATCATACCTTGTGTGTTTAGCATAGGCATCTTCCTTATAAAAATCAGTAACACCTTCATCATCAAAGTGACCTACACAATTTGCATGCCATCTGATATCTTGATTATTACTATACCATCCACGTGTCTGAATGATATTATCATATGAATAGTCATTATAACTACTCATCATATTAAAGATAGTACTCTTTTCCATTAGCAAATATGAAAGTTACTTAAGTCATTAGTTTTACCACTTCGTTCCCATTCATTACGAACGATACCTAGCCAATCAAGTATTTCATATTGTACTTTCTTCTCATGAATAAACTCATAAAGATGTACCTCTGATGAAATATGTTTATCAGAAAGTTCTTGTAATCTATCAGCACTATACTGAGCATACTCTAACATATCACCAGTCTTCATAGAGAAGTATGTATCATTAAAATTATCTTTATCATTACATCTAACTGCACCATCAAAATATATGTGACAATTTTGTACGACAACCGCACCTTTAGATGCTGCACTTCTTTCAAATGAATAAGGACAAGTCCACATTCTTCTTCCAGTTACATAAGCAATGTTTTCATATTGAGGAAGGTCATCTTTGAGTTCTGCTAATGCTTCATTCAACATTAATAATTCACCACAACCTTTATTTTTTGTACCTGCATTAGCTTCACTTCCTAATGATATAATTTCTATGTTAGAAAAATATTCTCTTATCTCAGGGTTCTTAATTTCATTAGGATCATCAATAGTATTTTCAACCAATACCATATCATAATTACTAGGCATTATCCTTTCAAGTTGTTGAACTGTTTGATAATATTCCAGTTCTCTATAATCACATATAGATGGTAGAAGTTGTTCAGGCCTAATAGAACAAAATACCAACGCTAAATTTTTCATTTTATATAATCCTGATAAGTTGATTCAATACCGTCACGTAAACTAATAGTAGGTTTCCAACCCATTGATTTAATCTTACTTACATCAAGAACCTTACGTGGAGTACCATTAGGTTTGGATGTATCCCATTCTATTTCTTTACTTCCAACAACACTACCAACAGTTTCAGCAAGTTCTTTGATAGTTACATCTTCTCCTGTACCTACATTGATTGGTGATGCATCACTATACTGATTCATTAAAAGATAAAGTGCTTCTGCTAAATCATCTACATGAAGAAATTCTCTCATAGCAGATCCGTCACCCCATAGAGTAACTTTATCTTCTGCTTCATGAAACTTACGTATCATAGCAGGGAGAACATGTGAATTTTCTAGATCGTAATTATCATTTGGCCCATATAGATTTGTAGGCATTACTGATATAGCATCAAAACCATACTGTTGACGATATGCCTGACACATTTTAATACCTGCAATCTTAGCAGTAGAATATGCATCATTACTAGGTTCTAAAGCACCAGTCATTAGTTCTTCTTCTTTGATTGGTTGGTTAGCAAACTTAGGATAGATGCAAGATGAACCTAAGAAGATAAGTTTCTTTGCACCATAACGATAAGCACAATCTATGATGTTAGTTTGAATCATCAAGTTATCATAGATGAAGTGGGCTGGTGATGCACTATTAGCACCTATACCACCTACCTTTGCAGCAGCAAGGAAGACATATTCTGGTTGATTAAGTCTAAAGAATTGTTCTACTCTACTCTGAACTGTTAGATCCCAGTGAGATGAAGGTGAAGAAATTATATTATAAAATCTTTTTTTCTTAAGCATTCTAACTATTGCAGATCCTACAAGTCCTGTATTACCTGCAACATAAAATTTACTATTACTGTCCATAAAGTACCATGTCCTCAATTAATTCATCAAAGGTTATTTTAGGTTCCCAACCTAATTTTTCTTTTGCTTTAGTAGGGTCTCCTAACAAAGACTCAACTTCAGCTGGTCTAAAGTATCTAGGGTTGACTTTAATGACCGTTTTCTGGGTAGTTAAATCATAACCAAATTCATCCATTCCCTCACCTCTCCACTCTATTTTAAAACCGAAGAAGGGTGCTACTTTATTAACAAAATCTTTAACAGAGTATTGTTCTCCAGTAGCGATAACATAATCATCTGGTTCATCTTGCTGAAGCATTAACCACATTGCTTCAACATAATCCTTTGCATGACCCCAATCTCTTTTTGCATTAAGATTACCAAGTTCTAATATGCTTTGAAGTCCAACAGATATTTTTGATAGACCTTTTGAAATCTTACGAGTTACAAATGTCTCACCTCTTCTTGGGCTCTCATGGTTAAAAAGAATACCAGTGCTGCAATGCATTCCATATGATTCACGATAATTTTTAATTATCCAATACCCATATAGTTTAGCAACACCATATGGAGAACGTGGATGGAAAGGAGTGGTTTCTGTTTGTGGTGTTGCTTGCACAAGACCATAAAGTTCTGATGTAGATGCTTGATATATTCTAACATCTTTCTCCATTCCTAGTGATCTAACTGCCTCAAGAACTCTAAGAGTTCCCATAGCATCTACCTGTCCAGTATATTCTGGTATCTCAAAAGAAACTTTTACATGACTCTGAGCACCTAGATTGTATATCTCTTGCGGTTTAACTTTTTGAATAATACTAATCAAACTAAAAGCATCAGTTAGATCACCAAAATGAAGTTTTAGTTTTGGATAGATATGATCTATTCTATCTGTATTAATTAATGAAGCACGACGAACAATTCCGTGTACCTCATATCCTTTTTCTAATAGTAGTTCAGCAAGGTAAGAACCATCCTGTCCTGTAATACCTGTTATTAAGGCAACTTTAGTCATACTTTTTACACTCTTCGAAGAAATGTCCCCTCATATCTTTAAGAGAAAGAATAGGATCACCATCAAGTGGCCATTCTATATCTACAGAATTCCACATCAAAGTTCTTTGATGTTGTGGGTAATAATAATCAGTACATTTATATTGAAACTCTGCAGTATCACTTAGAGTATAAAACCCATGAGCAAAACCAGGAGGAATCCAAAGTAATTGTTCTGGTCTATCTAGTACTATACCAAGAGACTTACCGAATGTCTCAGAATGTTTTCTTATATCAACAAATGCATCATATACAGCACCCTGAGTACAACGAATCAGTTTACCTTGAGGATGTTCTATTTGATAATGAAGACCTCTTAGTACACCCTTAGAAGACTTTGAATGATTGTCTTGAACAAATTCATAGAAACCAATTTCTTTTTGAATTGCTTGTTCACTATAAGATTCCATAAAGAATCCTCTATCATCTTCAAACCTATCTACAGTAATAAGTAAGACATCAGCCAGACTAGTTGCTTCTACTTTCATACCATTGTATTGTTTTTAATAATCCCTCCTCCAGACTATGCTTAGGAGAAAAATTTAATTCAGAGCTTATTTTACCATTACTAATAGAATATCGCAAGTCATGGCCTGGTCTATCATCAACATATTCTATCAAATCCTCACTTGCATTCATCATTTTAATAATAGTCTTTACAAGATCGTTATTTGTAACCTCACATTCTCCACCAATATTATATTTTTCTCCTACCTTACCATTATTAAAGACATTAAGAATACCTTCACAATGATCTTCAACATAAATCCAGTCTCTTATATTCTCACCTGCACCATACACAGGTATCTTTTTACCCTCTAATATATTAGTAATTGTTTTAGGAATTAATTTTTCTAGATGCTGTCTAGGGCCATAATTATTAGAACAATTAGTAATAATAGTTGGGAGACCATACGTATTATGATAGGCCTGTACAAAATGGTCACTTGCTGCTTTAGATGCTGAGTAAGGATTTTGAGGATCGTATGCTGTCATCTCAGTAAAGGATTGATCATACCATTTAAGAGAACCATATACCTCATCAGTAGATATGTGATGAAATCTTTCAATATCATATTTTAATGATAAGTTAAGTAAGTTAACAGTTCCATTTATATTAGTACTAATAAACTTTGAGCAATCTTTAATTGAATTATCTACATGACTTTCAGCAGCAAAATGAAAAATAGTTTTTGGTTTATATGTTTTAAAAATGTAATCACCATAATGCTCATCTATTATATTTACGTTACAAAATTCAATTGGAAGATCTTTTATATTTTCATAATCTGATGCATAACTCAGATTATCAATGCAAACAATTTTTTCAGAGAATGAATTAACTGCTTGATGTAAAAAATTACTACCTATAAATCCTGCACCACCTGTAACAAAAATAGTCATTAATAATCCTCAATAATACTTTCAAGGTAATCACCATACCCACTCTTAGGATATGTCTTTGCTATTTGATATAGTTCTATACCATTTATCCATCTATTTTTATATGCAACTTCTTCTGGACAGGATACTTTATATGATTGTATTTGTTCACAATTGGCCACAAAATTAGAGGCTAAAAGAAGAGAATCAAATGTACCTGCATCTATCCAAGTCATTGATCTGGTTAGATTCTTTACATTTAATTCGTCAGTTTCCAAATATTTTTTACAGAGATCTATAATCTCAGTCTCTCCTCTGTTAGAAGGTTTTAATTGTTTTGCATATTCAATACATTTATTATCAAAGAAATATATTCCAATCAATGCTCTATTAGATTTTGGATGTTCTGGTTTCTCCTCAATTGATACTACATCCCCTTCATCATAACCATCAAATTCAATCACACCAAATCTTTCTGGATCTTTCACTGGATATGAAAGAATAGTTGCTCCTGTTTCTTTCTGTGCTTCTTGTAGAATAGAATCTAAATTGTTTCCAAATATAATATTATCACCCAATACCATGCATACATTATCGTCACCAATAAAATCTTCTGCGATTACAAATGCTTCTGGTAAACCATTTGGTTTGTCTTGTATCTTATATGTTATGTTTATACCTAGACGCATTCCATTTCCAAGTAGTTTTTTAAATTGATCTACCTGATCTTCATTTGTAATGATAAGTATATCCTTAATACCTGCAATCATTAATGTGCATAGAGGATAGTATATGAGAGGTTTATCATATACATTCATCAACTGTTTAGATACTACTAAAGAGGATGGATGAAGACGAGTTCCACTTCCTCCAGCCAAGATAATACCTTTATACATCATGATCTCCCATAATTATCATCAAAACGTTCTATATCATCTTCTTCAAGATAAGCACCACTTTGCACCTCAACGATTCTTAAGGGTATCTTACCACGATTTGATAGTCTATGCTTTGAACCTAATGGTATATATGTGCTCTCATTCTCCTTTATTATAGAGGTTTTTCCGTCCACTTCAACTTGAGCAGTACCCTCTACAACTACCCAATGTTCTGCCCTATGCAAATGTTTCTGTAAAGAAAGACTTGCATTGGGCTTAACTTCTATACGTTTTACTTTATAACGATTACCTTGGTCGATAACTTCATACCAACCCCAAGGTCTTTCTTCTCTCATCTTGCAACGTTATCATGTACATAACATGGTACACCTGCAGGGTCTAACCATTTAGTGTATTCAAAATCTTCGATAGCTGTTTTCATTTGCATCCAATTATCACAAAGGTACATGTCTTTGTATCCATTGTAATTATTCCACTTTTGAATACGATAATCTGGGTGTCCATTTTCTAGAAGATCAGGCATCTTTACATACCTGTATGGATCATGCTGATACAGAACTTCAACCATATTAACCTCCGTTTAGATCACATCCAATGGTAGCACCAGTCACCACACCGAGTGGTATTGCCCACCATCTTCCATCACCTCTTGATAATGCTGCACCTGCTGCACCACCTAAGATACCACCTGCAATCTTACCATCAGAACAATCGTTATCATCTACTTCTCTATATTCTTCTACTACTTGTCTTCTTGGTGCTGTTGTCTTACGATCACTTACACTACATGGAAACTCAATAGTTTCTTTCCATGAATGAACAAAGCCAGGATCGTTTTCAGTACCTGGTACATATTCTTCTCGGTATTCTGTTCTATAACAAGTTTTAGTTCTAGAATAACCTGCTTGTTGTTCGTCAGGTCTTTCTGCAAGTACTGAAACAGGTGTGAGTGCTATAATTGATGCAAGTAAAATTTTCATAATGTTCCTGTAATGTCTTCTTCTATACAACTTAATACTTCATTGTAATCAGCATCTGGATCTTCTCCATTAAGTTGTAGTCCTTCACTCTCATAATATCTTCTAACCTTCTTGTAAAGTTTAGGATCTTTTACATCCAGATAGATTTCTTTATTCACAGCAGCACGTAGTGTCTCTATGTTTTTCTTGAATTTTGAGTTGAGAGTCATTGCTCTATAACGGTTTACCCTTCTATTATAATAGATAACCGTTATCTAGTCAAGCAATTAGTCATAAATTCCATATTGTGTTAAATCATATTCCACTTTTTCAATACCTTTATGTTGTACTTTAATAGGTTCTCCTATCTTTGCTAAGATATCAGCAGGTATTTTCTTCTTACTTATATCATAAGGTATGGGTGCGTTAGACACACATAGCCTAACACATTCCCATTCTTCCTCAGTAAGAGAATAGTTAGTCGTCATGATCATCCCAAGGATCTGCTAAACCTTTAGTTGAAAAGAATCCTTTATATATTCCAAACGCTGCTAACAATATAGTGATAACTGCTATTGATATTCCTAATGTAAAATTAGGATCAGCATTATAGTGTGGGATAATTGCATTACATTTAGTCCAAGTACCTGGTAAGGTATAGACTGGTGGACAAGAGAGAAAAATCATAAATTACTTTCTATTAATTACTACATCCCCATCATCATCGTCGTCGTCTTCATCTTCATTCAATTCTTCAATCCTATCTTGTAAGGATTTATGTAAAGGATCTCCTAGATTATGAAGTTCTGGCGAATCTAATTTGAATTTACTACGATCAATTTGATTTGGTTCATCAAATTTTACTACTAATAACTCATCACCGTTTTGGACATCTTCCATTTCGGGATGAGGTTTCTTAGTAATAGTCATCTTATCTATACTAAACGATCCTAAAGGGTTTTGTGTTTTAGGTAATGGTTTCGTAACATCTCCATATTCACCCCAAACTCTAAACATCATAAGAGAGTATCTTACTGCATAGACTAGTAAGATAACCCAACATATTGCAAAAATAATTTCAGTCCCCGCGTTCATTAGATACTAGTTTCATCATCAACCAAAACTTTATGGGCCGTACCCATACCATCATATTTATCTGTATCGTAGAAACCTCCTTTGGTTCCAAAAAACAGTGTTAGTCCTACAAATGGAACACAAGTAACTAATAATATAATACCTAATTGATCCATTATCGGCCAAATATTTTTTGTATTGGTACTTGTTTTATCTTATCAAGTACATCAGTCTCTACTCTATCAACAACCTTATCCAATAGGTCAATATCAATCTGCATGAATGGTGGAATGATACCAAGTAGACGAAGTAAACCATCTACAAATAAAGCAAGAGTAGTAAATCCAAGAATCATAGAGATAACCGTTGCGTCTCTATTATGTTTCTTCATTGACTCTTCATCAATTCTTCTCGCTTCAGCAACTGCTATTTTAACTGCATGATCTATCATCCTATCGACTTCTTTTTTGGTATATGCTACTTTACGGATTCTCTCTTCTGACATTTTTGCTCCTACGTCTGAAAGGGGGAACTCTTTAATTAACTCGACCATAGAAGACTGTCCTCCGTCTATTACTTAATAGTATAGCACCCACTTATAGGTTCGTCAATATAAATTATATATCGTTAAGTTATTTCATGCAAGTGTGTTGATGGTCTTTTCCCCATCTTCGCACTTTTATCTTGTTCCATCTGATACATTTTCTGCATCATGTCTTGTTTCTTTTCGATTGCGTCTATCTTTTTTTGAACGTCATTGAGTTCTTTCTTGATATCCATACGTCGTAAAAATTCTTCCCTTATAACCTCCTCACATATTATCAACCAGTGAGTTGTTGGTCTAAGTGATATTATTTATCTAACTTCGAAGTCTAACCTACGAACTTTACGCTTTCTACGATCCTCTTGCCACTGCATATCTTGGTCTGTTAGACCTTCTTTAACAGTTTTTTTATGTGGATTTATAAAAAGAACCTTATCCATATCAACAGCAGATACGTTACTACCTGTAATGGTCATCATGTTTGGACAACCACAAGAATAAGTTTTTCCACTATTAGCTTCTAACTCTTTACCACACGCACGACACCGTACTTTTAGTGTTTCCATTTTTTGTTATTAACAATTCTTATTAAGATCTTCAGCCATAGTTCCACCTATCTCAGCACCTTGATTACCACCAAACATCGCAACCCAACCAGCAGCAACCCAGCCAACAAAGGGGATACCAGAGAGAGCAGGAGCAGCACTAGCACCAACTGATGTACCCACGAGCCTGCCTGTACCTTCTGCAGATCCGATTGCTTTAATACAGGCTTCGCTTTTTCGAGTGGCAGTTATGTCTGCAGCCTCCTGTTGTGTTAAACCTGGTTTACCATCTAACCACGATCTATGATTAGATACTGAACCACCTTGGTTGATTGCACCATCCATGAAGTACTCTTCAGTAACCTGAGTTGTCTCTGTTGCTAATCCTAAGAAACCACCCTTCTCTTTAATATCCTTAGTAATGAATGCTGTCTTCGGATCATTTGCACTGTAACTGATCTTATATCCATTCTCATCTGCTGACACCACATATGAGGTGTAAGGTCCTACAGGTATGTCTAGGTTAGGTAACTTACTATCCTTTCTGTTGGCAATCATGCCAATCATACCGATATGAGAGAGACCAAGCAGTCCACCCAGACCTAGGGCAAACCACTTGGTTAAATTTATTTTCTTCTTTGGTTTGACTTCTGTGCCAAACATCGCTTCATCCTGATCCATCATGTTAGCAATTACTAACAGTATATATACTACCAATCATCTTCTGAGTCCAGAGACTGCTGATACTCCATATTATTCTTACAATATGCGTGAACATCCATCTCCATTTTCTGATGAGCACGAGTGTGAATTACTTGTATTAATCCTAGTGATCCCACAAGACACAGGTTTAAAACAGTAACAGGATGAGTAATATATTTCAAGGCAATAAAAAAAGACCCCTACTATGTAGAGGTCTTGAGTTAGTCAACTGTGACTTAGAAAGTGAACTTAACTCCTGCTTTTGCAGAGAAGTCAATGTCATCAGATGCTGTTGTTACACCAGAGATCTCTCCGTAGAACTTATCATAAGAACCACCAAGGTATCCGATTAACTCAACGTCACCGAACTCGTCAGATGACTCAGTATGAGTTACTGTAGGACCACCAGATACGTACCAACCGATACCACCAGGTGTTTCTCCTTCGTATCCAACAACTGCTTCTAATCCACCAGATGTATATGTTCCATCAGGATAAGAACCTGTTGCTTCCAAATTAACGTATGGACCAGCAAAAGCTGCACCAGCGAATAGGAATGGAGATGCTGCTACTGCAGCGATTTTTTGGTTAATAGTCATTTATTTAAAAAGTATCTCGCAAGAAAAAATCCCTTGCGGATGATAGACTGCCCCGACATGGGAGTCTTTTTTACATACGCAAAGGGTTACGATCTTTCGAGTCCTTTGTATGATATTATTTAGTATAACAGTATACCTTTGATCTGTCAACCCTTAGTGGACAGTTGTGGACTCGACACACTTCCAATCAGCATCGAAGAGTTCCAACCCTTTGTCTGTCAGTATGTGGTTGTACATACCATTGAATACCTTAGGTGGTATCGTACATACGTTAGCACCATACTCAAATGCTCTACCCACATCTCTTACGTTGCGGATGGATGCAGCAAGTATCTCTGTGTATACATTCTGTCTAGTGTATACGTTAGCAATGTCCTTGACTAGACATAGACCACCGAATGAGTTGTCATCTACTCTACCTACGAATGGTGAGACATACTTTGCACCTGCCTTAGCAGATAGTATTGCCTGTGATGGTGAGAAGATAAGCGTAACGTTTACGTTAACAGCAGGTGATAGTTGTTTGCAAACCCATAGACCCTCTGGTGTACAGGGTACTTTGATCGTTGCATTCTTACCAAACTTATTAGCAAGTCTTCTACCTTCAGCAAGCATGATCTCATCATTGCCTACTACTTCCATGGATACATCTGTGATGCCCATATCAATTAGTTCTTGGTAAACATCTTCTGGATCTCTACCACTCTTTCGTATGAGGGTGGGGTTGGTTGTGACCCCATCAATTAAACCAGTTTCAAATGCAGAGCGTATTACATCTACCTCTGCTGAATCAATAAAAAGTTTCATTAGTTAGTCGTCATATACTAAGCACTCTGGTTCATCAGGGTGCATGTCACAGAATAATTCTAGTGCGTTTGGATCGTGATGATCGCCTGCAGCGATCTCTTCTTTATGATGCTCTACGTACTCCTCTAGTTCATGGAGTTCTTCTTTAGCATGTCTGCGTGCTGCAGGATTTGCTAATGGATCATTAACGATCTCTTGATCTTTTTTAATGTGTTCTTCTATATTTTTCATTTGTACCTCCGTGATACATTATTATTTATTCTTAAAATACTCTGCTAAGGCACTGTCTAGTGCATCATCAGGTTGGGTCATGTTCTTTTCTATCTGTTCTCTCCTAGCATTTCGTAACCAAAAGTATTGCATCTGCTGCCAATGACTTGCATCATAGACATCTACTTCACCTCTGATCTCTTCCCTTGGTAATTTTATATCATCCAAAGTATCAGGACAATAAGTAGGTTCACCATCTAAACGTGGACTACAAGCGTGTGCAGGTGGGTCTGTGACTGGTGCTGTGCATCCAACCAGTATGATAGGTAGTAGTAGAAATTTAATCATCGTAAGTTAGTATTGCATAGATCACAAAGGATACTGCTGCTACTAATGTGAATACCATTATATTAACACTATGTACTACAGTTGTCAATCCCTTTGTCTCCAATCGTCACTACGTTTATTCTGAAACCAATCTGCTATGTCATCAGCACCACTAAATCCTTTCTTGTTTGACTTAGGATCTCCTAGGTCTAGGAACTTTAAACAGGAACCATCTTCATCAGTTGTCAATCTTCTTGCTTGACTCAGCATACCTCGTGCTGATGTATTCCTTTTTGATAATTTCTCTGCCCATATCATATCATCCAAACTTACTTCTTGTTCTGCAGCGATTGCTTTACAGATACCCACTAACCGTAGGCGGTATGCTGTTGATAACATATTCTAATATTTTATATTAATTAGTCTTATTTAAGCATATAAATCACGTCACTGCGAGGATTGTGTTGGTCACACAATAATTGGATGCTGCCATGCGATTGGTATTAAAAACCAACCTGTACCAAATATAATTCCGAAGATGATACAGGATGATTTGAGAGGGAGGTTTCTCATTGAACTCTTTCAAAGTACAATACTATTTATAGCATAGACTAAGTAATTATGCCTAGTCGTGTTTGCATTCTCTGACTTCAGACCAACCACCTTGTTCTAACCACATTTTATAGTGTGGGTTATACCATGCGTCACTAATATTATAAGAAGGCATGATAACCTCTCTGATATATCTTCTGTTCTCACTTGCTGTGACTTCCACATTGTTAAGTCGTTGTCCTTCAAGAAGTGAAACTCTATTCTGTATGCCTGATAAAAACCAAACCATACCACCCGCTTGAGCAGCAAGGAATGTAATCATAGCAACTGGAATTTTAAACTCCTTCATAATAGTATAGCACCAATAACAAATCCTTTAGCGAATGCAAGGCAAAGCATTTGATAATCAGACAAGTTAAACTTGTTCTGGATCTTCTTTGCCACTTTCTTATCCCATTCTTTCACATGATACAAAGCATGTGAAACTGGGTTCATCTTTTCGTGATCTCCACAAGTCATTAGAATTCCTCGTTGTTGAATAGTCTTCGTTTCTCCCACGTCTGACCAGACGTAGAACCTTTACAAGGATTTATACAGGCATCATCCTTGATATCATTACACAGTAGACCTGCAAGGTCATGTGGGCATCCTTCCTTACCTGTAGCCCAGTACAGTTGATCATCCAACCAACGTGATTGACATACTGGACATTCTTTAATCATGATACCTCCATATACATTGACCTCTACCTATCTTCTCAGAATATGCTGATACTTTATCTTCTGGTCTATGATATGATCTCAACATTATATTACCTGCTACGATCAATCTGTCAACACCCTCCTCCTTTACTGGATCAACACCATGAAGTCTCCATGGTGGGAAGGCAAAGATGTCTCCACTCTCCTGATGTGTGGGATATATCTTATTGTTATCATCGTCTATGAAGTAGAAGCAACTCTGTTTAGTTGCGTCAATGATATGTGTGAAGGATATGATCTCATTACTAGTGAAGTGTGCATGAAGTGGGTGACTATCAGTGTCTGAGTTATACATCTGACACCACAAACTAAAATCATACTGGGATCTCTTGAACATCCCCAAGTCTGACATCATATCCTTGATGACCTCAGAATAGTAAGGAATTAATAAATCAGAGAACTTATCTCCCGATTGAAAAGAGGAATAAAATCTGGTCTTATCTAGATGATCTTCCTCTATTGCATTCTTTATCCTATCCTTCAGATCAGAAGGCATTATATAATTTGAATTCCAAATCAACATAAAAATCTAAGGGGTAAAAAATTACCCGAATTTTTTTTCCGACTTTCTGGTAATCAGTCCCACGTTTTCGGATAGTGTGCTTCTATATTACATGTGCTTTCTGGATCCCAACAGTCAGGGCAGTCCATCTCTTGTGCATAATCTTTTATCTTACTGATAGTCTTGTCGTAATGATATCCTAAGGTTGCATCCTGTGTACGAACTACAGCAGCATAATACTCACACGCATGAAGCATACGTTGTATATCTCTTCCATGAAACTGCATCAATATGTCCCCCTATAAAGCCATTCATCTGATTCATCTTCTGGAAAATCATAAGGACCTTCCAGTTTCTTTTCGTGTTCTCTCTCATCTAGTACCTCATTGATAAGATCTTTGAGTTCTATCTTGAGTGAATCAGATATGATATTGAGTTTATTGACTTGCATTGGTTTGATAGCAGCACGCTGCTCTTCAAGAGTTCTGCCACTCTTACCATCCCCAAATGACATGCCCTGTGTATCTATCTTCATATTCCATTCCAAAAAGTATCCGATGGTGTCTGCATGTTTCTTGATATAATATACAAACCTATGTTACATAAGAACCAGAACAAATTGGTCACCCATGCCTGTCTCCAACAGTATCTTCTGTTGCTCTGTACAATGTACATGTTTCTCTCATTCATTGACGCATCAACTGATAGAGGTCTGAACTTAAGAACTTGTTCTAATACTAGTGAGATTACAAATCCAATCGCAAAGATATAAAATAAGAGGTTTAAAAAACCTGCATTAAAAAGTAAGAAACTAATCATCGTGATCATCCCAAGGGTCTGCTAACTCTTTGTTGTTAAAGAATGCTTTGTACACTCCAAAACCTGCCAGTAATACTGTGATTACTGCAACTGATATACCAAACGTCATGTTTGGATTGGCATTGTAATGCGGTATGATTGCATTACACTTAGTCCATGTACCAGGTAGTGTGTACACTGGAGGACATGATAATAATAAGTCGCGTATAGCGTACATTTCACTTCCCATAATTAAATATTTTTTGAATTGGTACTTGTTTAATTTTATCTATGACATCAACCTCTACTCTATCCACAATCTTATCGAGTACATCAATATCAATGTGCATGAATGGAGGAATGATACCTAACAATCTTAGCAAACCATCTACGAATAGTGCGAGTGCGGTGAACCCTAATATCATACTGATGACAGTAGCATCACGATTATGTTTACGCATTGATTCTTCATCAATCTTTCTTGCTTCATCAATAGCATACTTAATGAGAGCATTCACCTCTGCCTTAGTGTAAGTATCATTCCCTAAAGTTGAGAATGGAAACTCCGCAAAGACAGACTTTCTTTTTTCTTTCGTAGGTGCTTTCATCTTCCCTCTCTTGATCTGTTTCTAATAACAATATGATTACCTTCAATCTTAAAGTCTAAGTAGTCTCTATGATCCCATTGTAATTTATCATATAGGTCGTTTAACTTGTTCATGTCATCCCACAGGTCAGAAGGGGTTGGTTCTCCCCAAAATGGATTGTCGTCTGGGTTCATTCTGAATAATGATTTGTACTATTTAATCTCATAAAAAAAATGAGGGGAGCATTTCCCCTCATTATATCTTAGTTTACTAACAGTGTCAACCTATTGAAGGTGCTGTTAGTGCAACTGTTGTTGTCTCAGCACTTGCTAAGTCAAGTGGGAAGTTGTGTGCATTTCTTTCATGCATAACTTCCATACCTAGGTTTGCTCTGTTAAGCACGTCACCCCATGTTGGGACGATTTTTCCGTTAGCATCAACAACTGATTGGTTAAAGTTGAAACCATTCAAGTTGAATGCCATTGTGCATATACCCATGGATGTTAACCATACGCATACAACAGGGAAAACTGCTAGGAAGAAGTGAAGACTTCTTGAGTTGTTGAAAGAAGCATACTGGAAGATAAGACGACCAAAGTAACCGTGAGCAGCTACAATGTTGTATGTTTCTTCTTCTTGTCCGAACTTATAACCGTAGTTCTGGGACTCATCCTCTGTAGTTTCTCTGATTAGAGATGATGTAACTAAAGAACCGTGCATTGCACTGAAAAGACTACCACCGAACATACCTGCAACACCTGCCATGTGGAAAGGATGCATTAGTATGTTGTGCTCTGCTTGGAACACGAACATAAAGTTGAACGTACCAGAAATTCCTAAAGGCATACCATCAGAGAAAGATCCCTGACCGAATGGATATACTAGGAATACAGCGAATGCTGCAGATACAGGTGCTGAATATGCTACACAGATCCATGGTCTCATACCTAGTCTGTATGATAATTCCCACTGTCTACCCATGTAGGCAGAGATTCCGATTAGGAAGTGGAAGATTACCAACTGGTATGGGCCACCGTTGTATAACCACTCATCGATTGTTGCTGCTTCCCAAATTGGGTAGAAGTGTAAACCGATAGCGTTTGATGATGGAACAACTGCACCAGAGATGATGTTGTTACCATACATTAAAGAACCAGCAACTGGCTCTCTGATTCCGTCGATATCGACTGGAGGTGCAGCAATAAATGCTACGATGAAACAAGCTGCAGCTGTTAGCAGACATGGAATCATGAGAACACCAAACCAACCAACGTAAAGTCTGTTGTTTGTTGATGTTACCCACTCGCAGAACTCTGGCCATCCCTTTAGGATACCACCTCTACTGCGTGTTAAATTAGAAGTTGTCATTAGTAAGACGTTTTTAAGTAGGGCATCAAGGGTAGATGCGAAACTTATTTCCAGTAATCCCTCACTACTGGATATGAAGACGTAATTTATCCTCCCATAGGTCTTGGTTAGCGGGAGTTGTAATGTGTTAAAAGAAACACCTTCCGTTATTTATCTTAACACAACTTTACACTATCTGTCAACTATTATTTTTTTCCTAATAGATTCTTTAGTTTTCTTGCTTTTGCTTTCTGATCTGTTGCTTTTTGAATATTAGCATCTATTTCTGGATCATCTTGCATTGGCATGCCCTCTGCACTCTGAGGATCTAACTTATCATACTTATATCTCTTTCCATACTTTGGATGCATACCTGTATTTGGATCTATCTTTGGTGGTGCTTCATTTGGATATCCTTTTGGCGATGGTTTCTTTGGATAGTCAATTTCTTTCTTCAAACGATTCGCAACCTTCGTGAATAAAGGATCTTTTACCTTATTGTCATAAGTTTCTGACTCATCTATATTATTTTCATACTCTTTTATTCCATAAACTTCTCTCATGGCTTTTTGATGTGCCAACATATTAAGATGTTCTTGCACATCCTTTGTCTGTTTATTTTTCAATCGAACATTCTCACCAACAATACGATCAAAGTATTGTGAACCATGGCCAAGATTATCATAGATTATATTCATTCTTTCAGTGGTCTCATATCCTTTCCAATACTTATCCTTTGCTGTCCATATTTGTCTGGATGCATTTTTACCTGACACAATATCATCACTCTTCTTCGATGCTGTGACATCAGGAGTATTCTGTGGGCTAAACTTACCTTTGAAGTTAGGGCGATAACCTTTTAACTTTGTTGTCTTTGGTAATTCTTTAATTTCTTTTAATGGTTGTCTAATCTCACGAAGGATTCTTTTTTTAGATTCTACTAAATTATTTTTGTTTTGTAAAATATAATCTTCTTTTTTATTACCTTTTGGTGGTTTAGCACTAAAAGATTGTTGAGTATTATACTGCGTACCTATTACTGTTGTTTTAGTTTCGTCTGAATAAAATGGATTTCCATCACTACCCGGTGTCCACTTTCCATTTTCAACTGCCTGTTGTGTGACACCATGAATAGTGTTAGAAATTATTGTTGAAGGGATAGTCCCACCTACATTTAATGCTTCATCAGATGCTAATGGATTTGCGTCT